ATGGCACGCAACCTGCTCACTGAAACGAAAATCAAGAAGCTATCCGGCGCTGGAATATATTGCGACGGCGACGGGCTTTTCCTGCGCATTAGAGATACCGGCTCGCGCTCTTGGGTTTTCGTTTGGCGGCGGAAGGACCCTCGCACTGGAAAGATCAAACGCCACGAAAGAGGTCTTGGCGGCTATGACAGCGGGACCGCACCTGTCTCCCTGTCATTGGCGAGGGAGAAAGCCGCAGAGCTTCGCGACGATCTGGCGAGGGGGAGAAACGTCAGCGATCAAACAAAGACGTTCAAAGACATCATGGATATTGTCATCGATAATAAGTCCGCTGGCTTGAAGGGAGAGGCATCCAAGTCCCAGTGGGCTATGACACTCCGAGAATACGCAAAGCCACTCCATGACCTGCCGCTGTCCGCTATAACCACCGCTGACGTTGTGAATTGCCTTACTCCAATTTGGACTAAGGTCGAGACCGCGAATCGGACCCGCAGCAGAATTTCCGCAGTCTGGCAGCACGGAAAAGCTAACGGCATGTGCAGCGGCGATGATCCGGCAGATAAGAAGGTAATTGAAATCCTCATGCCGAATCGAACGAAGCGAATCGTGAAGAACCATGCCGCGCTCGACTACAGAAGCGCGCCGGAAGCCATCAAAGCCCTGCGCAAGTCCAAAGGCACGGCAGCGCGGGCAGTAGAATTTCTTGCCCTATCAGCCGTCCGGTTCTCCGAAGCCCTGAACGCGCCGTTTGGTGAGTTCGACATTAAGGAAAAGCTTTGGACGATTCCAGCGGAACGGATGAAGGCCGGGGTTCCGCATATCGTGCCTCTGACCCCGCGCATGATTGAGATAATCGAAGAGCGGCGTGATATAGCAACGTGCGATTTCCTGTTTGAAGGTCATAAAGGCGGTCAGCCAGTCACCGGCGTTGCTATGACGAAAGCCTTGCGCCTTGCCAGCGGCGATAAGGTGGCGACGTTGCACGGGTTGCGCTCTATGTTCCGCGACTGGGCTGGAAACGAGACTTCGCATGCCAGAGAGACAGCCGAAGAATGCTTGGCTCATTTGGTCGGAAACAAGGTCGAAAGGGCCTATCGCCGGTCAACAGCCATGGATAAGAGGCGCGCCCTTATGACTGATTGGGCTGTCTATCTGGAAGGCTGAACACAGCAACTTCACTATTTTGCATATATTGCTGTAATGTGGGTTGACGCGCAATAATCTTGCGTGTAAGTAGTCGGTCGTTGCCCGAAGCGCGGAAGCCCTGCACGTCTTGAACGTTGCCTGCATTATGTGCTGACCCCGACACAATCTTTACAATTTGAACCCTGTACCGGCTCGACCGGCTGGATATCTGCGCGGCCTAAAGGCCTTGCTGCTGCCCGCCCCGTCTCTGCTGGTGAAAGGAATCCATACGAAACAGCAAAGGAGAACCCATGTCCGAGAATGCCCAACCGCGTCTGATTTCCGCCAAGGATGCGGCAACCGAAACGACACTTTCAGCCGTCCAGCTTTCCGCGATGGCCGCTGCCGGTCTATTTCCAAAACCTATCCAGATTTCAGAGCGCCGTCATGCCTATGTACGGTCCGAAGTGACGGCTTGGCTTGATCAGCGGATCGCGTCTCGCACCGCGCACTAATGATGGAATCGCATGCAGAAGACGACTCCCCCGGTTGGACTGGGAAGTTCAATTTCGAGATGCTAGGCGCACGATCAGCCCGAAAAGCTAAAGCGCGAGAAGAGGAATCGGAGCCGGAACCCTCTCTTTGGGATGATGACGGCTTTTTCGATGAAGACGAGGAAATCCAGTTCGGTGACGATCTGATTGAATTCCTTATTGGTGAAAACGGCGTGGGCCTGCTTACCGGCTCATCTGGCGCATACAAGACATTCAATGCTGTTAGGATGTGCGTGTCGATTGCGGCGCGCAAGGATTTCGCGGGCTTCAAAGTGGAGCGTCCGGGCGGTTGCGCTTACCTTGGGTACGAGGGGCAGGAAACCGTCAAGCCGCGCCTGATGGCAGCGCTGAAGGATTTGGGGCTTACCATGGGCCGTGTTCCCGTCGTCGCACCGAAAGGCCCGGAGACGTTCAATCAGCGAGAAGCTTACGACAAGCTGGAAGCTGCCTTGAAGCGTATCAATCGCAAAATGCTGTCCCGGTTTGGCGTTCCTCTTGTGTTCGTTTGTATCGATACGGCCATTGCGGCTGGCATGATCAAGGATGAACACAACCCCGGCGAATGGCAGGTAATGTTTTCGAACCTGAAGGCCATAGCAATTGAACTGGATATCGCAATCGCCGTGGTGGCTCATGCGGGCAAGGATGCTTCGAAAGGTGCGCGTGGCTCATCTGGTAGCTATGCGGCGGCTGACTTCGAACTGACCTTTAGCGCGGCAAAAGACAATATAACCGGCGATGTGTCGGGACGGTTGATATCGCTCACGAAGAGCCGTGACGGAGCCACGTTCCCGATTGCGGCCATGTCTGGCGAGTCCGTCTATGTCGGCAAGACAAGGAAGGGCAAGCGCAAGGAAAGCATGGTCATGCGTTACGACACGTCACGGGACGCGATTGACAGAGCCTTGGGCGAACAGGCCGCACAGGCTGCGAAAGCTAAGGGTGAAGGCAAGGGCAAATCGAAGAGCTTGAACAGGTACGAACAGGCCATCATGGATGTTGTTGAACATGCCTTGAACAACCGTTCGTTGGCTGTTCACGACGCCCGCACTCGTGATGGTGACGAGTCTAGCGGCTTTCTCGAAAGCGATGTGAAGAAGGCTGCGCAATTGAAGTTCGACACGAGCGAGATGAGTGCAGCCAGAATGGGACTAGGACGGGCTATCAAGAGCCTCGTTAGAGATAAGAAGATCACGACCAACGGCGGATTGCTGTCAAAGCTTTAGAGTACCTAGGGTTGTGTTTTGAACACGAACACGAACATGTTCAACGATGTTTGTTCTGAACGAACATAACACCCCCCTAAAGGGGGGCGTGTTCTGTTCATTCGCGGCAGAAACAAGAGAGGAGTACAAGGAGATGGAAAAAACAAACTGGTGGAATGGCATGTATGCGGTCGAGGATGACCAGTCGAAGCATCTGCGGGTGATTGGCAAAGTCGTCGGCTTCACAGGGAAGCACTATGTCGTATCCGGTGTGGACGTAGCAACGGATGGCACCGAGTCTAGCCACCCTGAATATTGGCTGGACCATCTGCCGGTCAAAGGTTTCGGCGAGTACGGAAACAAGCTCTTCAGCAACTTCGAAGCGGCGAAGGAGTACGTGCAATGAACACTGAAAATATGCAGGTCGTCAACGCACTCGTGGGCCGTCCCGTTCTTTGGGATGGTGGCCTAGGTAATCCAGATACGAAGGTGCTTACGCTCCTGCGGAAGCGGTCAATACCGGCAGCGCCTATGATCTTGTCTCGGCTCACGGGTTACGGGCGTCACGAGGTCAATGAGGTGCTGTTGCGCCTGAAGCGCCGTGGTTTGGCTAAAGCCGTGGGACATGGTGAATGGGTGGCGGTGCAATGAAACTGATGCATCAGAACCGGCAGGTGTTTGCACGTCAGAGCCGAATTGATCCGGTGCGGAAACAGCCCATCCCGGTCAAGCCGCAGATTATTAAGGCTCGGCCTTTGGCCTCGGCTGCCCGCGTCTCATGAGCAAATGGCCGTACAACACGGCGCAATGGCAAAGGCTGCGCATCGCGAAGCTGATGGAATGCCCGGTCTGTGAGCCGTGCAGGGCAAGAGGCGTGATCGAGATTGCGGAAGTCGTAGACCATGACAAGGCGATCAACGCGGGAGGTGACGCGTTCCCTCCCCTGTCCGGCCTGACCAGCATGTGCTCATCCTGTCATAACCGCAAGACGAATGCGAAGGACAGACGCACAGCCAAGACAGGCAAGAGCAGCGGCTTTCGCAGGGCGTGGGCTGGCTTCGACGTGGATGGCAACCCGATTGACCCAGAAGGCTGGAACGACGCCTGACGGGCCTCCCTGCCCCGTTCCATAGGTAGGGGGGCCTTCAAAGACGAAGGATCGAGTGCCTGGGATCGGCGTGGGGCATTCGCGAAGACTTAGTTTCAAATATTTTGATCAATCAATGAAAAGGATCAAATATAATGATGTGAAAGGAGATGGAGCATGGGCCGTCGTGGACCCGGCGCGAAGCCGAAAGCATCCCGCAAGACCGGGGATATCATGAGTGACGGGCAGCAGAAGCACCGCAAGGTGCTTCCTTGGGAGGTCGAAGGCCTAACCCGGCTTGAAGCCGTTGTCGCATTCGTCAACGACATGAAAATCACGCAGGGCAAACTTGCGGGCCAGAACATGCAGTTACGTGACTGGCAGATAGATGAATTTCTAGCACCGATTTACGCAACTGACGAATTCGGACGTCGCCCTGTACGAACCGCCGTCTTGTCTATGGGCCGAAAGAACGGAAAGACCGGGTTGAGCGCGGCGCTTGCCCTTTGCCATCTTGTCGGGCCAGAGGCAGAGCAGCGCGGCGAGTTGTATTTCGGCGCGATGGATAAGATTCAGGCTGGTAAGGCTTGGGCCGAGTGCAAAGCGATGCTGGAAGCGCATGTCGAGCTTTCGGAGCGCGTCAATATCATCAAATTCAGCAAGGAAATCGAAGTCGAGGCCGGTTATCCCGGTGAAGGCTCCGTTCTGAAGGCAGTGAGCGCCGACGCTGATTCCAAACTCGGTTTGTCGCCCTCATTCTTCCTCGCTGACGAAGCCGGTTATTGGGTGAAGCGCGATCTGTTTGACGCGATGGATTCGGCCCTTGGCGCACGTGATGAACCGCTTGTTGTGGTCATTTCCACACAGGCGAAAGACGACACGCATTTCTTCTCGGAAATGATCGATTACGGCCTGAAGGTGAAGACCGGCGAAGTTGAGGACGAAAGTTTCCATCTGGCGTTGTTCACGACTGATCCTGATGAAGATGCATGGTCCTACGAGACATGGATCAAGGCTAACCCGGCGCTAGGCGATTTCCTTGCTTTGGAACAAGTCGAGCGCATGGCGGCGCAGGCGCAACGTATACCGTCGAAGGAAGCCGATTTCCGAAATAAGATTCTCAACCAGAGAATTGACGGCACGGTGCGCTTCATCGCCGCTCGCGAGTGGAACGATTGCGATCTAGGGCCTATTGACGAAGCCGCGCTTGAGGGCCGGGAATGCTATGGCGCTCTTGACCTGTCGGCAGCCCGAGACTTGACGGCCTTCGTTCTGGTTTTCCCGGAAGAGGATGGCCGGTTCACCGTCCTGCCCCGGTTCTTCCTGCCTGAGTTCGATATTGACGGTAAATCGGAGAATGACCGCGTGCCGTACAACGTTTGGGCAAGACAGCCGTCGTCACGCCTCACGCTTCTGCCGGGAAAGGTCATCGATCCGCAGGCCGTTGCGGAATACATCGCTGACGAGGCGGGCCGGTTCGATATCAAGGAGATTGCATTCGACCGCTGGCGCATTGAGGACTTACGGCGCGAACTGGCAAAAGCTTCGATTGAGTTGCCGCTAACGCCGTTCGGGCAAGGCTACAAAGACATGTCCCCAGCCGTTGACATGTTGGAAGTCGCGGTCGCTCAACAGAAGGTCAATCACGCGGGAAACCCACTCTTGCGGATGAATGCGGCGAACGCTGTCGTCACGAAAGACCCATCCGGCGCTCGAAAGCTTGATAAGTCGAAAGCATCCGGGCGCATTGACGGGCTTGTGGCGCTCGCGATGGCATTGCAAACTGCCGCGCGACATGAGGAAGACAATTCGCTTCCAGCGTGTTTGATGGAAGATGCATAAATGGAGATATACTATATGTTTGAGGTTGGGAAAGCTTATGTACTGACGATCAGTGATCACGACGGTTGGTATTCGGGTGTAAAGCAGGAAAAAGTGCGACTTGATTACTTATGCATCTCCGTCGATGGCCCGATTGTTACTTTCGAGCCTGCAAAGCTCGACCACCTTGACGCCAATGAAGTGAAACCTGTCGCCAAGACCGGATTGACGCTGTTTGATACCAACAGTCCTGAATTTCATGCGGCTTTTGAGTATCAGGGTTCGATGAAAAAAATCTGACCCGCTGTTTTGTCAAGCAAACATAACAGAAATAAATCCAGTTGCCTTTTGCGATTTACTGTTGATGCAGAAGCAAAACCGAGTATAACCACAATCACCGGACGCAAGCAAAAGGCTTGAACCGGCGAGCCTGTCCCGAATAAGGGGCGGGCAGCATGTTGCCGCAGGCAACACCTACGACAAACCATGACATTGTTGCGCCTACCCAACCGAGCAATTCCGCATCGGCATGGCTCTTTGCGCGCTTACTAGAAAAGGAGACTAAATGAACCTGTTCCATCTTCGCGAGACCCGTGCAACCAAGCTCGCTGAAATCAAAGCCCTTGGCGACAACCCGGACACCGCGAAGTTTACAGCAATCGAAGGCGAAATTCGCGCCCTTGATAGCCAGATCAAGAACGCCGCCACCATCGCAGAATTCGAACGCCACGAAGCTGCACCGACTGATAACGGCATGGCTCGCGAACTGCGTTCCTATTCCGTTTCCAAGGCCATCCGCGAAGGCAATGGCGATAGCCTGACCGGCGTTGAACGCGAAGTCCATGACGAACTGTCCAAGGGTCGCGAAGTGCGCGGCGTGATGGTCCCTACCTCTCTCATTTTCGGTGACGAAAACCGCGCCATGCTCACGACCGGCACGGCTGGCAACACTGTTGCAACGAACCTCGGCGGCCTCATTGATCGCCTTCGCCCGGTTCTGGCTGTGCAGTCTCTCGGCGCAACGGTCATTTCCGGTCTGACTGGCAATCTTGATCTGCCTCGCCTCACCTCTGGCCCGCAGGCCTACTGGGTGAACGAAGACGAAGCCACCACGGCGAGCGATGCCACTTTCGACAAGGTTTCGCTTTCTCCGAAGACGGTTTCCGGCGAAATGTACCTTTCCCGCCGCCTCCTGCTTCAGAACGGCGTTGCGCTCGAAAACGTGCTTCGTCAGGATTTGGCGTTCGTTCTTGCGCAGGCTCTCGACAAGGCCGCGATCAACGGCACCGCCGCCGCAAAGCAGCCCGTTGGCATCCTGACGCAGATCACGGAAAGCGCGACCACGGCCACCGACCTGACGGACATTGCAGCGGACCTAATCGCGGCGCTCCAGATTGACGACGTAACCGGCACCACAGGCTTCCTGACCAATCCGGCGTTGATGGCTGTTGCCCGCAAGCTGAAGGACGGCCAGCAGCGCAATCTCAGCACGGCTGAAACGTTCCACAATGAGCGCGTTGTGGCTACGAATCAGGTTCCGACGATTGCCAGTGAAAACCCGCTGATCTTCGGCGCATGGGCAAATCTGCTTATTGGCTATTGGTCGGGCGTTGATATTCTCGCCAACCCGTACACAGACGCTTCGAAGGGCGGTCTTCGCCTGCATGCGTTCCTTGATGCTGACGTGGCTATCCGCCATCCTGAAGCGTTCGCATGGAAGGCCGTCGCCTAATATGGCGTCTGTCTCGCTGGCCGAGACTAAGACTCACCTCCGCGTAGATCACGCGGAGGATGACACTTACATCTCAGGTCTGATTCTTGCGGCTGAAGGCTACGTTTCGGAAATCGGCGTCACCATCGCCAGTCCGGCACAGCCCCCCGTAAAACACGCAATCCTCCTTTTGGTCGGCCATTGGTATTCGTACCGCGAAGCCGCAGCGGAGAAACCACCACAAGCAATCGCATTCGGCGTTGACGCCCTTGTGCAGCCATTCAGGGAGGTATCATTTTGAGCAACTTTGAAAAACGTGCGGCAACTGACGTTAAGGCCGTAGGAAAGAAACTGACGGGCTACGTTGCGACGTTCGGCCTCGAAACCCGCATTGGCGATTTCAGCGAAGTGATTCAGGCTGGTGCGTTTGGTGCTTCGCTTCGTTCGAACCCGGACATTCTGGCGCTTGTCGATCATGACCCCGGCAAGGTGTTGGGCCGTAGCGCGTCGGGCAGCCTGATCCTCGAAGAGGATCAGAAAGGACTCCGTTTCGAACTAGATTTGCCAGACACACAGTTGGGCCGCGATATCGCTTCGCTTGCTGCCCGCCATGATATCGGCGGTATGTCCTTCGGCTTCAATGTACCTGAAGGCGGCGACGAATGGCACGGCGAACGGCGGACCCTGAAAGCGATTGACCTCCGCGAAATCAGCGTTGTGCAGGCGTTCCCGGCATATTCTGGCACGTCTCTTGCTGTCCGGTCGCGCAAGCCAATGACAGACGCGGAGCGCCGCATTCGAATCTTGGAATTGGAAGGAGGCGCATATGTGGCCGTTTAAGACAAAGGAAACGCGCGCTGTCTCTTCAAGCGATCCGTTCCTAGGCGAATTCCTCGGCGCTCGCTGGCAGGCACGGGCGGATATCGAAAAGGCTAGCGGCCATGCTGTTGCCCATCGGTGCATCCAGCTTGTCGCGGAGCAACTTGCTTCGGTCCCGCTGAAGGTCTATCGCAAAACTGACGACGGTGGCCGTGTGGCGGCTTCTGAGCATGCGCTATATCCAGTGCTACAGGAATCGTTCTCGCCTCTCCTGACCGCCTTTGAGGGCCGGGAATGGATGAACGTGTCGGCGCTCATGTACGGCAATGCCTATGCTCGGATTGAGCGGAATGGACGAAGCCAGATTATCGGCCTCCATCCCATTCCCGCGCCTTCGGTAACGGTCGAGCGTCTCTCATCTGGCCGGTTGAGGTACAAGGTCGCGCTGGCGAACGGCGGAACGTCAGTCTTCACGCAAGACGAAATTTTGCATGTTCGCTATAGGACGAATGACGGCGTTCTAGGCCTGTCGCCTATCCAGATCGCAAGCGCGGCTTTCGGGCTTGCTCTTGCTCAACAGGATCAGGCAGGCGCAGCGGCAGAAAACGCATTCCGTCCGGCTGGCGCTTTGATCTTCCCGGAGAAGCTCGGCGGCGCGAACAAGGATGCGGCTATTTCCAAGTTCAAGGAACGCTTCACAGGCCAGTTGAAGGCAAACGAAGTTATGGTGCTGGACGGCGGGGCGAAGTTCGAAACGTTCCAGTTCTCGGCAAAGGACTCGGAATTCCTCGAAAGCCGCAAGCTTTCCAATCTGGATATCTGCCGCGTTTATGGCGTCCCGCCCTCTTCGGTCGGCATTACGGACAATGCGACTTACAGCAATATTGGCGAGGAAAGCCGCGCCCTTGTGACTCGAGTCCTTGCACCGTGGGCCAAGCGCATGGAGAGCGTCTATAACGCGACCCTGCTTAGCCCTGAGGCCCGCAAGACGCACTACATCGAACATGACCTGTCCGGCTTGCTTCGTGGTGATCTGGCGAGCCGATACGCTGCTTACAAGATTGGCCGGGAAGCTGGCTTCTTGTCGGTTGATGAGATTCGCGGCTTCGAAAACATGTCGAAGGTTCCGGGTGGCGACACTTACATGGAGCCGCTCAACATGGCCCGTCTTGGCGTGTCACAAAATGCCCAGGCATCGGAGGTGCAGCAATGACGGGGGGCGGCGATCTTCGCCGTTCCTTCGCCTTCTGGAAGCCTACCGACTCGGATGACGGGTTCGGGACCGTCATTCCCGGTGCTGGCCCACCTGCTTTGCAATTCACCACTGCCGGACGATTCGTCGTTCGGACAGGTGATCAAATCGTACTGAACGGCATTCCTACCGGCGTCCGAACGGTAGAAATCACAATACGCATGCAGCCGAAAGCCAAGGCTGTCAGCACGACATGGTTCATTCGCGATACCCGCGAGAATCGCAGATACAACGTCAAGCTCATGAATCCTTCTCAGAAAGGGGATTTTCTTACGATTATTGCAGAGGAGGGCAAACCATGAACATTAAGACAATCAGCATTGAACCAATTTCCGGTCATGATCGCAATACAGGCTTCCGAAAGCTGGCAAGAGTTGAGGTGTTTCTAACCGACTTGCAAATGACACTCCGCGAAATCGTTCTGTGTCACGATCACGAATACGGGTTTATGGTGACTTCGATAACGCCGAAGACAGGCCAGTCTCCAGTGAAGTGGGTGGACGGTTCGCCGTTCGCGAAGGCCATCGCTGAAGCCGCCGCCGCTTCCTACAGCAGCATGTTGGCCGAAGACATAAAAGAACTGAAGGCTCTATATAAGGCGGCCTGACCAAAGCCCTACGGTTGACCCCGTGGGGCTTTTTTTCGTTTGGGCAAAAGAAAACCCGCCGCGCTGATGAAAGCGAGACGGGCCACAGAAAAGAAGAGCGAAATGAGCAAAGAAGATTTCATGCAATTTCGCACAGGATCGGCAAAACCACAATGAACTTTACCTCTGAGTCGGGAGGCGGGCAGTTACCGCGAAGCGGTGGAAGGCTGAACATGGTGGGGTTTTCGCCAAAAGAAGCGATTAAGCGGGCAATAAAGCCACAATCAAAAGTATGACGAGAAAGATATTTGAGCCAGATTATGTAATGAAATCAATGGTCATGGCGGAGAGGATGGGATTCGAACCCACGATACGCTTTTGACGTATACTCCCTTAGCAGGGGAGCGCCTTCGACCACTCGGCCACCTCTCCGGTGCGGCCTGATTATTGCTTTAAAAAAATGAATGCAAGGGTTTTTCGCCAAGAAGCCGAAAAACCTGTTGGCCGAACACCCGCCAGCGAAACTTTGCGGGCCATTGGGGAACTTCTTCTCTTCCGGCACGTTCTGGCTTCGGTAACAAAAAGAGGTGTTCTAATGGCTCAGACCAAACTGAATGTTGTCGAAGATACGATCGAAAACCAGATCGCGGAGTTGCGTTCGCAGATTTCGTCTCTCTCCAAGTCTGTTTCCGCTCGTGCGGAAGGCGTTGGTGAAGATGCATCCGAATTTCTGGACGAGGCTCGTGGCCGCGTTCGCAAGGCGGCAAGCAATGTGCGCGCCCAGGGCCAGAACGTTGTGGAAGCAGTCAAGGAAAACCCCGGCACTGCAACGTCGCTGCTGACGATCGTAGGCGCACTCGGCTTTGCGATCGGTTATGCGGTCGGCGCTGGTACGCAGCAGAGTTCTTCGAACAGCAGCCTTTATCGCTGGCGTTGATTGCCGCACTAGAGGCTAGAATTCAGGCAAGGTGGGATACGTTCCGCCTTGCCTGTTCGCATTTATTTTAGAGAATTGACGACCCGGGGGCGGAAATGATGTTTAGCAGCGATCTTGAAGAAGCATTGTCGGATTTCGCGAGAGATCACGGCATTGACAGGGATGAGGCTATCCAGCGCATCGTCCGCGCGGCACTCATCAATAACGGCTATCTCGCTTCCGGCGAAGAAGGCATTCCGCCGGAAAAGCTGAACGCCAGCAACGATGACTAAGACTCAATATCCGGATTTGGATGGCGCAGGCGCTGCCCCGCCCTTGTAGCGGCTGGAAAGCGCACGCAGTGTATTGGAAAACTCCGTAACATCGGCGCCAACAGCCACGAAAGATGCGCCGAGTTCCAGATAACGGCGATTGAAGGTCTCGTTGAAGGTGAGAATGCCCGCAGCTTTGCCGGCCGCGACGATCTTGACGATCGCTGCCTCGATTACGGCCTGCACTTCCGGCTCGTCCAGCCTGCCGAGATAGCCCATATCCGCAGCAAGATCGGCCGGGCCTATGAAAATGCCGTCCACACCTTCCACCGCAAGAATATTGTCGAGATCATTGATCGCGGCGCGCGTTTCGGCCTGCACCAGCAGGCACACGCTGTCGGACGCACTGTCGGCATAATCGGTTATGGTGTTGAAGGCTGAGGCGCGGGCAACCGCCGCCCCCATGCCGCGAATGCCGCGCGGCGGATAGTGCATCGCGCTGACCAAATCTTCAGCTTGCGCCGCCGAATCGACCATCGGCACCAGAAGCGTGCGGGCGCCTGCGTCCAGCAGCTGCTTGATCATCCAGCTTTCGCCAACAGGCACACGCACCACCGGTTCGGCGGGCGATGTGGCGAGAGCGCGCAATTGGTCGATGATGCTGCGAAGATCGTTTGGGCCGTGCTCACCATCGATGACCAGCCAGTCGAAACCCGCTGTTCCGGCAATTTCCGCCGTGATGGCCTCACCCATATCGAGCCAGAGGCCGATTTGCGGCCTGCCGGCGTGGATGGCTGTTTTGAAACGATTTTCGGGAGCGGGCAT